TTCTTGAGCAACATGTGCCGCAGTTGATTGATAGTTTACCCAATTTAAAAGAAATCAATTTCTTGGGTGGCGAACCAACAATCAGTGAACCGCATCTACTAATGCTGAGACGATTGATTGAACAGGGTAGATCAAAAGATATAAGTTTATATTATGTCACAAATCTCAGCGGAGTGTCAAAAGAATTGCTTGATCTCTGGGATAAATTCGATAAATTACATGTAACAATTAGTGTCGATGGTGTGGGATTAGTAAACGAATATATTCGTTATCCTTTCACATGGAAAAAGGTTACTGGTCATATTGAGGCATTAAAAGATATTTCCCGCAAAAATCCTGGTAAATATCACCTTTCATTGAGTCACACCATCTCAATATTTAATCTTTTAACAATAGATACATTTTTGGAATGGTGGGAAACTCAGGTTGGACCTGGCGCATTTGCTAACACACTTCCACATTTGCAATGCGTGAATCAACCTGCTTATATGGATCCCATTTATGCTCCAAAAGAAATGAAAGAAGCCGCAAGAGCATCACTAGAGCGTGTGCGAGAGATGTCCATTAGACGCAATCTTGGAGACAAATATACAGCATTTATTGAAAACATTACAGAAAATGTACTTAATAAAGAAGTTGAAGAAGAGCTTAGAAAGTTTCAATGGATCAGATTGCAGGATTATGTTGTTCCTTTAGACAAACTACGCAATAGGAACATACTTGACTATTTGCCTCATTTGCGTGATTATTGGAAATACGATCCTTTGCGCATTATTGATAAGCAACATGTAATTTTTCGAAAGAATGACCATCAAATTAAATAGAGATCGGACTAAAATATGATTCAGTGGGGTATTTCGGCAGGTTCTCATGACGCTTCTTTAGCCGTGATTGAAGGTAGAAACATACTTTTTGCAAGTCATTCTGAACGCTATAGTGGTATCAAAAATGATAAAAATTTAAATGACGCAATCATTCGCGCTGCCTTAGAATATGGAACTCCTACTGAAATACATTGGTACGAGAGTTGGCGTTTAAAGTCTCTACGCAAGTTTGTTGCGGGTCAGGGTATAGAGCGATTTAATCCTATTGATTATCTTCGACAGTTTGAGTCTTTTAAAGAGGTTGGTACAGAAACATTATTTTCTGGCAACCACCATAAAAGTCATGCTGCTGCGGGGTTTTACACTTCACCATATATTGATTCTGCAATCTTGGTGATTGATGCTATTGGTGAATTTACCACCACAAGTATCTGGCATGGTCAACTAGGTAATATGCAGAAACTTTGGTCGCAAAGTTATCCCAACTCTTTGGGTCTTTGGTACTCTGCTATGACCCAAAGAATTGGTCTCAGACCGAACGAGGAAGAATATATTCTAATGGGTATGGCCGCTTATGGTGATCCTAAAAAATACTACAATGAAATCAAATTTGATTTTTTCAAAGAAACTCGCGAACCTTTTAAACTGAAACAAAATCTACATAAAGGGTGTAAATGGTGGAGACCCGAACTTCAATCGGAACAAGATTACTTTGATATTGCCGCGGCCACACAATTAATTTATGAAGAAATTTTTGAGAGACTGGTAGTTAAGTGTCACGACCTTGTGCCTCCGTCCATCTACAAAAAAAGACGCAATCTTGTGATTATGGGCGGTTGTGCATTAAACTGTAAGGCGAATTCAATCGCGTTTAAATACTATCCAAACGTTTGGATTATGCCAAATCCAGGAGATGCTGGAAGTAGCATCGGCGCAGTTGCAGCACATAATAAAGTACGTTTACGCTGGGTTACTCCTTATCTTGGGCATAATATAAAAGGAGCATATCCTGTTGAGCAGTTGCTAAACGAGTTGCGTACCACCGGAATCGTCGGAGTCGCTAATGGAGGTGCCGAGTTTGGGCCCAGAGCATTGGGTAACAGAAGTCTATTGGCAGATCCTAGGGGCGCCGGAGTGCGCGACCGAGTTAATGAAATCAAACAGCGTCAAATGTTTAGACCGTTTGCACCTGTCATATTAATGGAAAAAGCAAACCAATATTTTGATATACCAACATATTCTTCACCATACATGCAATATGTGTCTAAATGTAGATATCCAAAAGATTTTCCAGGTATTATCCATGCGGATGGGACTAGCAGAGTTCAGACTGTACACAGACACCAAAATCCTGGGTTATATGCGCTACTCCAAAGGTGGTACAAGGAAACTGGGTGCCCAATGCTATTAAATACTAGTTTAAATATTCGTGGTAAACCTATGGTTAATACAAAAGAAGATGCTAAATTGTTTGAGGAGACGTACAATGTCAAAGTGTTTTAATAAATACAAGTATGACCGCAGAGATTCTAAAATTTCCTAAAAGATACCAAAAACCAAAACTTGGTTATAGGTTACCCTTGTATACTGACGAGGAAATAGATATTGTTATTCTTGTTGTTAATTACTTCTCAACCGAAGAAAAATCAGAAAAATATACAGTTGAAAATCTCCGTAAATTGGATGTGTTCTTTGTGAAAAAATGTCTTGACACAGCACACAAAAGTGAGTTATTATCAGTATACGCTAAAAAATTAATAAATAAAATTGTTAATTCTATTGAAGAAGTTCCTATACTAATTGAAGGTTAATATATCATGAATATTTTTTATCTCGACAGCAATCCGCGCAAGTGTGCTGAGATGCATTTAGACAAGCATGTGGTCAAAATGATCCTCGAATATGCACAGTTACTATCCACTGCTCACCGCGTTCTTGACGGTGAAGAGTACGTGGGTCAGTCACAGTCTGGTCGCAAAATCAAACGCTGGAAGTTAAACGACACTCCTAAAGATGATGTGCTTTATAAGGCAACACATATAAATCACCCGTCAGCGGTATGGGTGCGACAATCAAATAATAATTACACATGGTTGTTTTGTTTGTTTCGGGAATTGCTTGTAGAATATACCCATCGTTACGGAAGAGATCACTCATGCTGCCGACTTGTTTATTTTCTACGACTTCCACCAAACAACATTCCTATTGGTTATTTAACACAACCAACACCAGCAATGCCGGATATTTATAAAGTTCCGGGTGATTCGCGTGAGTCTTATCGCAATTATTATATTGGCGCAAAAAAACATATGGCAAAGTGGAAAAGTAGAAATGTTCCCGACTGGTGGAACATTAATGTTGCATAATCAATTTTATAAATAAAGGTATAACATGCCAACATACAAGTTCTACGATACGAAGACTGGTGAAGAGTACGAGGAGTTTATGTCCATCTCCGCAAGGGATGCGTATATGGAAAACAACCCTCATCTAGAAGCAAGAGTTAACGGCGCGCCTGCACTAATATCTTCGCGAGGCGGTGACAGAACGCGAACACCTAGTGGATTTAAGGAGGTTTTAAATAAAATTGCTGAACAAAACCCATACTCTAACTTGGCAGGCGATTATGGCGCCAAAGACGCCAAAACCGTTAAAATACGTAATGCAGTACAAAAGGTTAAACAAAAACTTGGAAACGTCTCAGAATAAAAGAAGAGTGAGTTTTAATGATATAGCATATCTCTAAGCGGTGCATAGTTTTCTATGCGCTGCTTTTTTTTAACTCCAGACCAAAAGGCGATCACCATGGCAAGACAAAAAAGAGTTCATAACCTACACGTAGTCAATGAACCAAAAATTTCTATTGATAATGGCAATAGAGCAAAATCCTTAAAAATTACTCTTGATCATTTGAATACAATTAGTCCTATGACAGAGAATCAAAAGATTTTTTTTAACTTGTTTGAAACTGAAATCGATGCTATACTACTACATGGAGTAGCGGGTACGGGTAAAACTTTCATTGCTTTATACAAAGCATTAGAGCAGGTTTTAGATCGTTCTTCAGATTTTCAAAAAGTTATAATTGTTAGGTCTGCTGTTCCTTCGCGAGAAATTGGTCACTTGCCAGGTGACGAAAAAGAAAAATCAGAAGTTTATAAATTGCCATATATAGATATATGTGATAGTCTGTTTAATCACATACAACCCTTCACAAGACTGGAAGAGCAAAAAGCCGTTCAATTTTTAATTACATCATTTGTTCGTGGTATCACTCTTGATAATTCAATCGTTATTGTTGATGAGTGCCAGAACATGACTGACATGGAATTAAACTCTATTATGACACGTGTTGGTACACATTCCAAAATCATCTTCTGTGGAGACTTCCGTCAAACCGACCTATATAAAAGAAACGATATGAGCGGTCTTAAGAAGTTTATTGCAATTGCTGATACAATGCCGTCCTTTAAGGTTGTTGAATTTGGCGTTGATGACATTGTAAGATCAAAATTAGTAAAAGAATATATTATAGCGAGATTAAATTATGAAGAAAAACATTGTTAACCACGATCCCGTGGGTTATCCTAAACGAACTCGTTTACATAAAAGAGTAGTAATTATTGGGCACACCTCTGGCATCGGCGCAAAATTCTTTGAATACTATTGTCGCGCCGAGGCCGAGGTTTTGGGTTTTAGTCGAAGTGGTGGTTACGATATTGGTACAGATGAGGCCAGAAAACGCATTCTTTTAGAATGCGTTGATGCAGACATCTTTATTAATAACGCATTTCATCCGACAGGCCAACTTGAAATGCTAAAAGAGATTGTTGAACTCTGGGGACTAACTGATAAAAAAATTATTAACATTAGCAGTAAGATTTCACTTGTGAAGGAACCTAAAGAGAAAACCGAAATGATATTTCTTGCAAAAAAAGAACTCAACGAATTTATCAGGAGTAGATTATTTCGGCCTTCACCGAGAATATTAAATGTTATTGCGGGTTTAGTAAATACCGAAACTTCCTCAAAAATATATGAATCGCCAGCCGCAATAGATGCCGAGGAATTGGTTAATTTTGTAGGTTGGTTAATTGAGAGAGAAACCATTCATGTACAAGAAATGGTCATAGATTCGCCAGGTTTAGACTGGTCAAGCATTAAAACTAAAGACGCCAATTGGTCTTACGAAAAATGGAAATTTATAGACACCCCATGATCAATCAAAGAGTGAAAATAACGCTTGACATTTGAAGGTAAATAGAGTATGATATACTATGTTTAAGACGATTTACAAATATAAAGATTTTGGTGAATCCATCACTTCCGAAGATGGTGGTCGCGTCTATGTGACGGATGATGGTAACAAATATCCTTCCATAACCACTGTTCTGAGTGAACTCTCCCGCGAGGGTATCGCAAAATGGAGAGCAAAAGTCGGTGCCGAAACAGCCAACAAGATATCGCGAAGCGCCACGACACGCGGTACTAAGTTGCACTCTCTAGTAGAAGATCATCTCCAGAATAAAGAGATTGATCTTTCTAATAGTAAGTTATCTCTCTTTGACGTACAATTGTTCAAGAATTTTAAACCTGTTTTGGAAAGTATTAATAATATACATGCACAAGAACTTGCCCTGTATAGCAATCATCTTAAACTAGCGGGTCGTGTAGACTTGATCGCTGAATACGATGGAGAACTTTCTGTTATTGATTTCAAGACCTCTGGTAAATTGAAGAAGAAAGAATATATTGAAAGTTATTTTATGCAGTGTGCTGCATATGCCATTATGTACGAAGAACGTACAGGCATTCCCGTTGCAAATCTTTGCGTTCTTATTGCGGTTGAAGACGAAGCTCCTCAAATCTTTTTAGAGAAGCGTGATAACTGGACTAAAAAATTAATTGCCGCTATACGATCTTATGAGGTAAAATATGCTATTATGTATTAATCCGCTTGTTACTTATTTTGATAACTTTCTGACAGACGAAGAGTGTGATCATTTTATCAATTTGGGTAAAGAAAGATTAGAACCTGCCACCGTCTTAGTTAACGGCGTTGGTGTTCCACACGAAAATCGTAACAATTCATATGGGTTTATCAAGCATAAAGAATCTGAGATAACGGAACAAGTTTCGGTTAAGTTGTCGCGGTTCTGTGGTATCCCGCCCACACTAGCGGAAGATTTTCAAGTTGTACACTATGATGTAAACCAAGAATATAAACCTCATCATGACTCTTTTACTCCTGATGAAATGAAACTACAGTATCCTCGCGGCCAACGTATCTTTACGGGTCTTGTTTATTTGAATACTGTAGAAGAAGGCGGCGCCACCGTTTTTCCTAAGTTGAATCTTGAAGTACAACCTGTTAAGGGTAGAGTGTGCTTTTTCAGTAATACTTTCTTCTCCACACCACAATTACATCCTCTTTCCGAGCATGGTGGCGCACCGGTAACTAAAGGAGAGAAGTGGGCAATGAACTTATGGTACAGGGATAGACCTTGGCAGTCCTATAAGTTATAAATAAACTTACAATTGATGATGTTTGATTGAAGGCTATTAGGACGGGGGTGCGATTCCCCCCGCCTCCACCATAAACACATTTGGGCATATTTGAAGAGTGTGTTTATGATGGGGGCGAACAGGTTCGACTGATAGATAGAGACAAACGGAGATTGTTGCCTGGCAAAGTGCCATATTAAATGCAAACGATAACTTTGCTTATGGTGATTACGCCCTAGCGGCATAATTTACCTGGGTATGGGTTCCACCTCGAAACAGAACGGACCCAATTTCTTAAACCTAAAACCACGACAAGTCGTTCTTATTCTACGCTTAATAGCATATTAATGGAGATTTAAGCAATAAATAACTTGCCATCTGAGTCAGTTTGTAGTATACTGATTCTTGTCGTAATAACTACTTTGAAAGATGGCTATAATATTAACAGAAAAAAGGAAAGCAACTATGAGAACATCTACGATGTTTTTCAAGTCCCTTTCTATATTTTTGATATTAGTATATGCGGTTAGTGCTTATCAAATTAATGCAAAAGCAAATATAGAAACAAACGCCAGAGAATATTCGTCCGACGTTTATTCAACAATTTACGATTTAAAAGAAAAGATAACATATCAAGAGTTTATACAAAAAAAAGATCAAATCAAATGCCTCGCAGATAACATCTATTATGAGGCAGGCAACGAAAGCGAAAAAGGAAAATTAGCAGTTGCCACCGTCACGATGAACCGTGTAGAATCAAAAAGATTCGCATCTACAGTTTGTGGAGTGGTTTATCAGAAGAAAGGCGGAACTTGTCAATTCAGTTGGACATGTAACAAATATAAGCCTTTGCCTGATCAGGATGTTTACAAAAAAACATATCAGATTGCTATGCGAAGTATTATAGATGATAAACGTTTAGAATCGTTTCCGAAGACTGTACTTTTCTATCATGCGAATTATGTCAATCCGCAATGGAACTTTAAACGATACACACAGATAGGCGCACACATATTTTATGTATTGCGAACTTAAGAGGATTTAACTTGGTGAAATTAGTTATAGATAATGTCTTGGATCCTTCAGAAGAGGTGTCTAATGTATTTTTGATTACGAAACAGTTTAAGACGACAACAGACTTCTCTATTCATGTTGAGAAACAGGCAAAAGAAACTCAAGTATCCTGTATGGATGTTTTGGTTGAATATTGCATAAAGCGAGATTTGGATATTGAGTCTGTTGCCACAATTATTACTTCGTCGTTAAAAGAGAAGATAAAGGTTGAAGCAGAGCAGTTGAACATGCTCAAGAAGAGGGGTTCGGCCGCTAGACTGCCAATTTGATATGGAACCATATGACGCTTATAAACTTTATTTGGCAATGAAGTTACATTTTACTAGTGCTAAATATAACATAGTAGAACAAAAAGGAAGAGTAACGACCACAAGAGAGGCGTTTGCCTCTAGAAAAGATAATTTTATCTTTGCCGGTCTATCACGCAAATACAATGAGAAACAATTCGTCAATCTTCTTCTTGCCAACTTCATCACAGGCGACCAAAACGGTGGCTTGTATGAACGCCAATTACAGCAAGAACGTTATGGTGAGTGGACTGCTAGACAAGAAAAACTCACTTATCTGTTTTCCCAAGATATTCAAAACCTTTATTCAAAGAGTGCAACTCCATTAATTTCTATTAATGGCCAGCATCCTATTGCGGTTAAAATGTATCTTGGTAAAAAAATATCTCTGGAGACGTTAGTAATACTTGACAAACTCCAAGGATCTGTTATAATGAATGATACTGAATTGAAGACTGATATTATATGGAATGATTTAAAGAGTTTGATTAAAAAGTATAGACCGTTTTTAAAAGTCAATAGAGAAAAATTTAAACAAGTACTGGAGAACAATTCCACCATGGAGGCTAAGAAGTAAGACTGTGGGTAGAACCTATAGAAAAGATAATCGGGATTACGAATCCGATAAATTTAGTAAGTATGATAGACCTACTAAGTTTGAAAAGAATCCTAAGACGTATTATAAATACAATCAGGATGAGAATAAAGTTGAAAACCTCGACGATGAGGAAATTAGTAATGATGATTATGATCGTCCGTAATACATCGCAAATATATCGCAAATAAAGGAGACTACATATGTCGTATACATCGCTTAGTGAACTTCGCAAGTCCACCGGTAATTTTGACTCTCTCATGAAGGAAGTTGAAAAGATTGCCAAGCCCGCCACCTTCGAACGTAAGGTTGACGAGAGGATTTGGAAGCCTACATCTGATAAAGCGGGCAACGGTTCTGCCGTTATTCGTTTCTTGCCTGCACCCAAGGGTGAAGACCTTCCGTGGGTACGTGTTTGGTCCCATGGTTTTCAAGGCCCTGCAGGCAAGTGGTACATCGAAAACTCTCTCACCACACTCAATCTTGCTGATCCTGTTTCAGAAGTTAATTCCGCTTTGTGGAATTCTGGTTCTGACGCAAGCAAGGACGTAGCGCGTAAGCAGAAGCGCCGCACGGATTATTATGCTAACATCCTAGTTGTTAAGGATCCTGCTAATCCGGCTAATGAAGGAAAGGTTTTCCTTTATAAGTTCGGTAAGAAGATTTTTGACATGATTAAGGATGCAATGCAACCTCAATTTGATGACGAGGATCCAATGAATCCGTTTGACTTCTGGGCTGGTGCTAATTTCAAGTTGAAGATTCGCAAGGTCGAAGGTTATCCAAACTACGATAAGTCTGAGTTTGATAAGACAACAGCACTTTCGGATAATGATACTGAGATTGAGAACGTCTGGAACAAGCAGCATTCTCTTCTTGAGTTTCTTGACAAGAAGAACTTCAAGTCGTATGACGAACTGAAGCGTAAGTTGGATAGTGTTCTTGGTGGTACTGCAACGGGTGGTCGCCCTGTGACCGCTGAACGTGCTTCACCAATGGATGCTGAAGACGAACACTTCGTTTCAACTACGGTAAAGTCTTCGGTTAAGGCCAAGGCCCCTACCGATGACGGTGATACACTGAGTTACTTTGCCAGTTTGGCAGAAGACGAATAAGAACTAAATCGTCAGTAGAGAGAGGGGAGAGAGAAATCTCTCCCCTTTTTTTTATCCTATTGCCCGACGATCTTGGAATCTTTGCCAACTATTGTCATTCATTCTGACGCCCTGTCTCTCCATAATCATTGGTGGAATACCACCTTTTTGTTGTGCATTTGACATCGAAGGGGCACTTGCTGGTGCCGCTGGTATAACAGCAGGCGGTTTAGGTGCAGCGGCTTTAGTTGTTTGTTCAATGTTGTCACCAGATTTGTTAGCGCCAGTAGTTTGAAGAATGTTTGGGAGATTTTTACGGGCCCGGGAACCGAACAAGTCGGAATCGGCGCCCGGGAGATTGTCAGGTTTATTGGGGTCGTACGGGATTTTTTCTAACAGGTCGTCGCGGGCGCTGTTTTTGTCCTGTCTGGCGTTGTAGGCTTTTACGCCGCCGGCGTCTTTTATTTCTTTTTCCAAAGCTTTATTCTCCGCG